TATTCCACACGAATTCTTTGGTTTATCTATGGCAGATTTTACTCGCAGCTCTACTTTAGCAAGTACAGCTATTCTTCGTGGGTTTGTAGAAAATACTTATCTTACTAATTATAGCCCAAAGCTTGCAGATCCTAATGTAGTAGATTTTAGTGCGCTTCAAAATATGAAGCCTAAACAAATTATTCCTACTAACGGAAATCCAACAGCAGCAGTATCTGCTTTGCCACCTGAAGCTATTTCAACAGGTACAGTTCCGTTGTTAGAACACTTACAGCTTATTAAAGAACAAGCTACAGGAATGTCTAAGGCCGCGCAAGGACTTAATGATACTTTATATGTATCAGGAAACTCTGAGCAAAAGCTTAGCGCTGTTCAATCAGCAGCACAAAAACGAATCCAGCATATAGCGCGTAGATTTGCGGAAACTGGATTCAAGCGGTTGATACATGGTATTTATAGAACTATGTTTATTAATATGAAAGGAAAACAAAATTTTTCGCTTAATGGTGTTTACGGTACTGTTAATATGAATCAGCTTCCTTCTGAAATGGATGTAGAAATTTTCTTAGATATTGGAGAAAATAGCAATAGTACTATGATTAATAAGTTATCTAAGGTAGGAGGAGAAATACTTCCTGGGCTTAATAATCAAGGAGCAGGAATGGCAATAAAGCCAGAAGCGCCTGCTGTACTTGCAACTAAACTTATTGAGGCTATGAATATTGATAGTAATGATTTTCTTGAAGATTATACGACAGATGAATTTAAAGCAAAAGCTGAAAAAGTTATTCAAGAACAAACTCAAGCAGCACAAGCAAAACAAGAAATTGAACAAAGAAAACAAGTTGCAGATGCTATGTTAGCAGAAGCAAATGTTGGATATACAAACGCTCAATCTAAAAATACTATGGATGATAATGCCAGACAGCTTGCAGTATCTATTGATAGGCATTTTCAAGAATGGGCTGAACTTACAGTCAAATCAGTTAAAGAAGGTGCGACATTGCCAGAGCATCCATCTTATGATCAAATCATAATGTTGGCGCGGCAAATAATTAACTCACCGCAACAACCACAACAGGAGAATATGTAAAATGGCAACAGTAACACTTAATTCTGCTGGCGTAGGAGGTACTCAATCAGGTACAGTAACTACAGCTGGCGGTTCAGGCGGCGGCATTATTATGGTAACAAATGATAGTGATGCAACAGTAACATTTGATGTAGCAACAGCAGGTTCAACAGTGTTGTCTAATCAAGTAGTAGCTGCTAAAGATTATAAAATTGTTTCAGGTTTAAATAATGGTGCGCAAACACTTACAAGTGTAAGTACTTCACACGGTACTTCTGCACAAAACGCTGAAGTAATTTATGTTACACTAGTAACTTAATATTATGGAAAAATACCGTAAGACAGCTGAGAAGAGGCTGGGTAATAATAAATCATACGGTAATCATAAAATACATCCTGAAGAATTAGCGCGAATGGCTCATGTAAAAGGCCATTTCGCTGCTAAAGAAAGAGATGAATTTTTTGATGAAGTGTATGGAGAGGTACTAGTAGACCTCTTTGTTGAATGGCTTAAAACAGAGTCACATGAAACAAAATCTCGTGAGTTTCTCTACTCTTCTGCAATGGCGCTAGGTAGCGTTAAACAGAAAATGACCGACTTCGAGATGTACGGTAAAAATGTACCGCACCTTATGGAGGACAACGATGACAGTTCGAAAAATTAATTATGAAGAACTAGTAAAAAATTATGATACGATGATCGAAACGCTTGAATATGATTCAATGCGTAGCGCTGGTAAAGCAAAACTTAATGCAGAAGTATTAATTAGCTTACATGATTTGCGCGATCGTTATGCAAAAAAAATTAAAGCTCACCCCACTAAAAAGGAGGTAAGTGATAATGGATAATCCAGAAGCACAAAAAGACTCTACCCAATTGGATGATTCTAATGCAATGGAACAAAGTCAAACTGAAGAGGCGTTGCTGGCTGACATCATACGAAATTCTGATTTCGTTGATACTCTACCCGATGAGCAAGTACCACAGTTAGACGCGGAAGAATCTGATGAAGAAGACCCAGAAGAATCAGAAGAAACCGATAACGTAGATGAAGAAGAAGAAGTTGAGACAGAAGAAGAAGAAGCAACGGATGAGGATGACGAGTCTACCCAAGAAGCCGATGTATACACTCCTGATGATCTTGATTTAGAAGCACAAGTTCTTGTCAAAATAGATGGCGAAGAAGTTGCAGTTTCTTTTAGTGATCTTATTAAAGGTTACTCTACTGAACAACATCTTTCTAACGAGGGTCGTAAACTTGGTGATGCAAGAAAACAAATGGAAGATGAGTATAATGAAAAAGTCGGTGAAATAAACGGCATGGCTCAAGCTTCCGCTGCAATCTTATATGATGCAGAAAAGAAACACGCTGATGAATACCATAAAATTGAAGAGGCTATTGAAAAAGCGCGAGAAGAAGGCGATACTTATGAAGTAAACGAGCTTAAAGATAAACGCGAACAAGTCCAAAAACAGTATTGGGATGCTCGTAGTAATCGTGAAAAGCTTGTTGAGGCAGTAGATAAACAACAAAAAGAAGTACAGGAAAAAGCTTGGAAAGAACAAATTGAATACTTTAATTCAAAAATACCAGACATGATTCCTGACTTTAATAAAGATACTGCTATGGCAATTCGTGAGTTTGCTATTGAAGAAGGCATTGCACCTGAAATACTTGATACTATTGCAGACCCTGTAATTGTTAAATTTGTTGATGATTATAGACGTTTAAAACAAGGTGTATCAAAAGGTGCAGCTAAACGTAAAACTACTTCAGTTAAAAAAGCGCCACTTCGCAAAGCTAAAACTCGTACTCAAAAAGAAGTTAACGAAAGTGAACAACTTAGACAACGAGCGCTTAGTGAAGATTCTAGCCAAGAAGATCAAATGGCATTTCTCAGAGGTCTTGCAGAACGTTCCTTATCAAATATGTAATACCTTGGAGGTAACAAAAAATGGCTAACGTACTCGGTGTTCGCGGTAGTGGAGGTCCACAAGGACCAGCTCGCGGAACTGGCAAAGATGTCTCACAACGTGAGGATCTTGCAAACTTTATCACGATGATTACTCGTGATGAAACTCCTTTTACTTCATCGATCGGCAAAGCAAAAGCTACTGCTATTTACCATGAATGGCAAACCGATCAACTAGAAGCTCCCGGAAATTCACGAATTGGTGAAGGTACAGACTGGATTGCGCCTGACGCAACTGGTTCTGGCGGTACAGGTGCAACTCCTGCTACTGGTGCTAAATTCGCTATTTCTGGCCCTAACCGTACTCGTCTTGGTAACTACACCCAGATTAACGGTAAAACTATTGCTGTATCAGGCACACGCCGTGCAGTAGATCAAGCTGGTGTAGCTGACGAATACGCTTATCAGTTGAAAAAGCGTGGTACTGAACTACGCCGTGACGTTGAGTTTGACATGGTTCATTCTTACAACGTATCTAACGCTGTTGGTGTACAAAACGCTAACGCTCGTTCAGCAGGTGGCTACCAAGCCTTTATTAACTCAGCATCTACTTGTAACTTCGTAGGTCAGTTTGAAGCTCCTTCAGCTTCTTCTTCTAACGCTGGTACAGACGCAGACGGTACAGCTACTGTACGTGGCTCGATTAATGGTGGTACTACTGCTCCTACTCGTGGAACTCTTGCGCTTACAGATATTGATCAAGTTATGCAAAAGATCTATGAGCAAGGCGGTAAGGCAACTAAAGTTATGTTGTCACCAAAGCTTCGCCGTGATTTCTCAGACCTGATGGTTTCTGACACAGGTGTTGTACGTAACATTGACGCAGGTGGAAAGCTACGTCAGTCAGTAGACGTATATATGTCTGACTTTGGTGACGTTATGGTAGTTCCTAACTACATTATGGGCTTGTCTAATGAGCATTTCTTTAAAGGCGACAATGGTTCTGCATTCTCAGGTGCAGGTAAAGTAGACGTAGCAGACTTTGCTGCTCTTATTTACGATCCAATGTGGTTCGCAACTGCTTATCTACGTCCTTTGCAAGAAGTAGATGTAGGTCAGCAAGGTGATTCAACCAAAGGTATGATGGTTGAAGAATGTACTCTTGAAGTACGTAACCCTCTTGGTTGTGGCGCTATTTACGGTCTTAGCTAAGTTAACTTAGGGGGAGTCTTAACAGGCTTCCCCTTTTTTATTATAGGAGACAATAGTGGATAACAAAATTAAAATTATCAAAATACCAGAAGGTCCAAGAGATAAATCACTCTCATACGATAAGGGAGTTAATGTAGGTTCAAAAGCAGGAGTATATAAAAATACTAGAACTCCTTTTGCACCAACAGGTTCAGCTGGTGGAAACACTTATAAAGCTGGCGGTGGTAAAATTTCAAAGTATTATTCAACTGGTGGTGTTGTAATTACGGGGAGAGACTAATGCCAATTGTAATTAAAGAACTTAAACAAGATAAAGCACAAAAGAAAAAGAAAACATATAAAGGTCCACTTCCTAAATCTAAACCACGTTATGCAAACCCTAAACATCCAATGAATACGGAGCGTACTGGTCCTTCAGTAATGAAAATGGATCCTGAATATAAATCGCATGGCGGCATGGTTTATAAAGGGAGATAGATATGAAAATTAAATCAGGAGATACACTTTCTCAAATTGCTAAAAGTAAAGGAATTACACTTAAAGCTTTGCTAGCAGCTAATCCTAGCATTAAAAATGCAAATCAAATTCGTGTAGGTCAAAACATTACTATTCCACCTAAAGCTATGATGGGTAAAGGTGCGGCTAGTAGTAATCCTTATAAAGGAATGACTCGTACACAAATGAATATGATGGACGTTAAAAATAAAGATAAAGGTAAACAAGAAGCAGCAACTCGTAGTATGCAAACGCAAGTTTCAAAAGGTGGAAGTCCAACTTCTCCAAATAAAAAACAAGCAGATGCAGTTAAAGAAAGCAAATCAGGACGCCAAGCTATGCTAGATCGTGCAAGAGCTTTGCGTAGAAAAAAACGCGGATATTAAATTTATAGGAGTACAGTAAAATGCTAGTTATCAGAACAGCAAACGGGAATACTTACCCCGCAGAAACATGTGTATGGCGCACAGCACAAGTTGCTACAGGCGGTTATCAGCTTACACATTTAGATATTAATACACCTAATGTAGCGACTAATGGTAATCCTACAGCAGCACCATCTGGCGCTGAATTAGGTTATATAGGCAAATCAGGTAGATTTGTAGCGTATACAGAGCCTGCTTAATTAAGTAAAGAGGACATTATGGGAAAAGAAAATGAATTTAAATTTCGCAGTAGTACTGTGAAAGCTAATGAAGATATTCACGCTGGATTTGATCTTCAATCAGGAGATTGGCAAGCTACACAAGATGTAACACAATATAAAGAAAGTGTTAAATTGCAAAAAGAAAAAGAACAATATTACGGTCACACTAAAGGTGGTTATCGTAAAATGGCAACGATACCTGATATTGTTGCTATTAAAATTTTGCAAGACTATCATCTTGATTTGCATGATCCAATGTTTATGCGAGATCCAAATAATCTTAAAAAATTAAAAAAGATTCTTGTGTC